CACTGTATGGGCGTCGGTTGATTCGCTATCTGCCCGCGAGACGGAACGCTTTGCTGAAACGGTGGGCTTTATGACGCACCGCGTGAAGATCCGCTACCTAGACGGGCTCACGTCCGCCATGCGGATTCAGTACCGCAGCCGCACGCTAGAGATTGGGCAGGTGCTTGAGCGGGACAGGCTGTGGCATCAAGAAATCATCTGCACGGAGAAGCGTGACGCATGAGCCTGCCCGAAGCACCAGAAGCGTTTCTGTACGCCCGCCTGACGAGCCAGACGGCGGTTTCTTCGCTCATTGGCTCGCGGGTGTACCCGCTGATTGCCCCGCAGGGCACGCCCTTGCCGCTTGTCGTGTACCAGCGGACTGCGGTTGATCGCCCCCAGTCGCTCGCCGGCAACGTCGGCAATCCCGTGGTGACGCTGCAGCTGACCACCTACGGCACGTCGTACACGTCGGTGAAGTCGATTGCTCGAGCGGTACGCCTGGCGGTGGACGGCTGGACGGGCACGACGGCCGGCGTGACGATCCAGCGGAGCACGCTACAGACCGAGGCCGATGGCGTGGACATGCCAGCCGATGATCAGATGCTGCCGTACTACTCAGTCGTGCAGGCGTTTGATTTCCGAATCAATGAGGCGACATCGTGAGCGACGGGTTAAACATTCAGATTGCTGCAGCGCACAATGCGTCCAAAGCTATTTCTGGCGTGGCCCTGCAGGACGGCTTTCGATTTGAAATCAAAGAGCTCGTTGACGCTTGCGAGCGTGCGGCTTCGCCGGGCCTTATGGCTTTAAAAGCCAACGTCATGGGTATTCGTCGCGTGTCAGGCAGGCTGGCCGATTCCCCAGCCATCGTGACGAAGTATTACCGCAGGAAACGCACTGGCGTCGTAGCCACGGCGCTGGTTGGCTATCGAAAGGGTGCTGCACCGCACTCTCACCTTGTGGAGTTTGGGACTGGCGTGCGATCAAGCAAAAAGGGAAATCGCGGCCAGGCTCCAGCCCAAAAACCGCTTACGCGGGCTTTTGACTCTACAAAATCCACGATGGAATCAAAGCTCTCAGCAGAGCTTCAGCGGCTCATTGCGTCCAAGGCAGCAAGCATCCGCTAACTGCAAGGGGTGCCCCGCCATCGCCTAGTTTTGGGGTAGGGCTTTGCCGCCCAAAACTCACTAGGAGAAGGCCAGATGGCTTCCGATTCGCAGGGCAACAACTTTGTCTTTTCTGGCTCAACGTACACTGTCACCAGCGTCACCGTCACGCCTGGCGGCGACCTTCTCGACACTTCGCACCTTGGATTGGCGAGCGGCGCGAATCGCACGTACCAGTCACCGGCTCTCAAGGATGACGAGATCAGCTGTGAGGCATACGGCACCACTGCGATAGCCGTTGGCCAATCTGGCAATCTCGTTTTTGCCAGCACGACCTACACAGCCACTGCCTCAAGCTCAAGCGTTTCCTACAGCGTTGGCGAGCTCGTCAAGCAGTCGCTGACGTTCAAGGTGAAGTCGTAACGACGGGAGGCCGTCGTGGCGATTAACTCGCAGAACATCGGCGCCTCGCTCAGCGATGGCGATTTTGGTGACGTTGAAATCAATGAGATTGTGTCTATCGCAATCGACGGCGTATCTGCCGATTCGGTTGAGTTGACGCCGCGATCAAGCACGCAGCGAGTAAAAAAGTTTCGGCCTGCTGACGTTGATCACGGAACCGTGTCCGTTACGTTCCGAAACCAGAGCTCTCTGACGCAGGCATACGTTGGCAAAACTGCCAACCTGATCATCTCCACGCTTGACGCCAGCCCAACCGTTTACTGGAGCGGCTGCGCATTCATTCAGTCGCTTGCGTGGCGTGCTAGTGTCGGAGAACTGCAGGAGTACTCTGCCGTTTTCAAGCTAGGAGCGACGTGATGCCATCATTGACAAAAGACCAGATCCTTGCGGCTGACGATCTCGGCATGCTGAAGCTTACCGTGCCCGAGTGGGGCGGCGATGTCTACATCCGTGTGATGAGCGTGGGCGAGCGTGACGCATACGAAAACGAGTGGATGCGAAAGAAGGAGACGGGCGTGGACGATTTCCGTTCCAAGTTTTTGGTGCGGTGCCTTGTGGACGAGAAGGGCAATCGGCTTTTTGACAACGGCGACGTGGCCCGGCTGGCGTCAAAGTCCGCCAGGGTGGTGAATCGCGTCTGGAAGGCCGCGATGGAGCACAACAACCTTTCTGATGAATCGATTGAGGAACTGGCAAAAAACTGAGAGCCCGGCCAGACCGGGCTTTTTTGTTTCGATTGGCGTTAGCAACTGGGTGGAGTTGGGAATACGTCAACGCAATGCCGGTGACGTTGCTGCGGGAATGGATGGCGTTTGACAGGTACGTGGAGCCGTTTGGCAGAGAGTGGCAGCAGACTGGAACGCTGGCGGCGTTGACGATAGCCCCGCACGTCAAAGGCAGGACACCAAAGCCCGAAGACTTCATGCCGATTCGTCGGCCGCCGATGACAGGTGCCGAGATTGCCGCAGAGCTTGGAAAGCTAAGACCGCAAAACAATGGCCAAACTTGACCTAGCCTTTCAGCTGAGCGCGAACGCCGATGGCGTAGCAGCTGGCGTTGCGCAGGCAGACCGCGAGCTGTCCAAGGTTGGCGCCAGCGCAAAAGCCACGTCTGCTGAGTTTCGCCAAGCGGCGAAGATTACGGCGGAACTGCGGACGCCAACCGAGAAATACGCCGACACCATCGGCAAGCTTGACGCAATGATGCAGAAAGGCTTGCTGAGCCAAGAGGTGTATGGCAGGGCCGTTGCTAAGGCTGACGCAGAACTGCAGTCTGCCACCTCGAGCGTGGACGACATGGCCCGAGCCGCTAGCGTCACCGAGCGAGTCGTGAACGGGCTGAGCGGTGCTATTGGTGGGATTGGTGATGCCACGAAGAGCGTGGCTGATGCCGGAATCAGCGTCATTGCGTTTGGCAAGGACATTGCGTGGACTTATCTGCAGTGGAAAATATTCAGCGGGCTGCGGAATCCTGCCGGACTCAAAGACTTTGCCGTTGGTGCCCTTAAGGGTGCTATGGCGGCACGCACGATGATTCTGGCAGCCAAGGCACTTGGCATCGGCTTGGCCCTTGGTGGCGGTGCCGCAGGAACCACTGCGGCTGCCGTGTTGGGGCTGAGCAATCCGCTCATCGGCGGTGCGTTGCTGGCGGTGAATCTCGGCAAGGCGTTTCTGAACGCCAAGGACCGAGCCTTTGAGATGGCCGCCGGGATCACAGCCGGAACCGTCTCGCTTGAATCGTTAAACGCTGAGCTCGGCCAGGTGCAGGCCCAGCAGGTGGACAACCTTGCCTTTGCGATGGAAGAGGCGACTGCTGCCGGCGAGCGTTCCGAGAGCGCGTTTGCGGGATTGGCTGACGTGTTCGTGACGCCTTTTGTCGGTGCATTCGCTGCTATTCAATCTGGGCTTGCTGGTTTCACAGACGGCATCAGCGGCGTAGTTGAGGGCATCACGTCGATTCTGTCGCCCGTCGCTCAGGCCATTGCTCCAGTGTTCACGCTTGTTGGCACGCTTGTTGAAGGCGTGCTGAAACTCGTCGGTGTGCTTGGCGAAGCCCTTGGCGTCGTTCTCAAACTCGCAGGCGCAGTTGTTCACACGTTCCTTTCGCCGTTCATTGTGGGGCTCACGAACGTCGTGGAGGCCATCCGCAGCGGCATGAATGCTGCCTTTGGCTACATCGGTGAGCAGATTGATTGGGCAAGCCAGAAGATCAAAGACTTTTACGCCTTCATGTCAAAGGTGCCAATCATCGGCCGGGCGTTTGCGAGCGGCGAGAAGCCAGCATCGCAGGAGGCTGCTGGTGCTACAGCTGCTGCAGCCACCGTTGACGATGGTGCTGAAAAGGCACGCAAAGAAGCTGCTGACGCATTGGCCAAGCAAGACGCCGAAGACGAGCAACGCCGGCAGCGAGCGATGACTCGCCAGACCGATCAGTTTTTTGAAGCGACAAAGGCGGCAGAGCAGTTTGGCGAAGCAGGCCGGGCCGCAGCCCAGGAATACCAAGTTGGACTCGCTGACTTAAACGCTCAGTTGGAAGACGGCCGCATCAACGAAGAGACATACAACCGTGAGGCTGAGAAGCGACGGCAAATCTACAACGACCAGATCAAGGGCATTGAGGACAGGCAGGCTGCAGAAAAGAAAGCTGCCGAAGATGCGGCCAGAGCGCAAGAGAAAGCTGCCGCAGATGCCAAGCGTGCAGAAGAAGAGGCTGCAAAAGAAAAGGAACGCATCGCAAAGGAAGCTGCTGCCATTGACGAGAAGATGGCCGGCAAGCAAGGCGACGTTGACGCGATCGTTGCCGAGCGTGCTGCCGCACTCGGCGGCAAGTCCAACGAAGCCTTGAAAGCCAACGACGTTCGCAGCAGCGAGGGCATGGCCCAGTTTCTGGCCCTGGCCACGGGCCGTGAAGATCCCGCCATTGCTGAGTACCGCAAGCAGACGCAGAAGCTTGACGAGATCCGCGCTGAACTTCGGGCGTTGCAGCAGGAAAAGGTAGACATCCTGGGAGCCGCTGCGTAATGGGCATCGTCTCCTATACCGAGCTCGCCACCGTCGCCGCCTCGCGGAAGTTTGGCGAAGCGCCCACCTTTCAACGCAAGTTCGTCGTTGAGGTGGATGACCCAACCACGCAGCAAACGACGATTGCCAACGCCCCTGGCGTGTCGTTTCTGAGTCCACACCCAGAAGCGTCGTACTGCCGAGCGATGAACGTGTCCGTGAGCAACTACAACGGCTCACGCTGGCACTATGAAGTGACGTGGGACTACGAACTGCCCAAGCAGCAGAACGTAGACCCCAACCCGCTGGCTCGAGCAGACATCTGGAAGTGGAGCACTGGCGGCCTGCAAGTGCCGGCGCTCTACTACTACGACACTGGCGACGTTTTGAAGGTACTCCAAAACTCTGCCCA